TGTTGAGGCCATTTGCATTGAATATGTCACAGAATATTGCCCAGCCTCGTCAACGACCAAACGCGAAGCTGGCGTGCCGTTCGTTATTCCTTCAGCCAAATCTTCAGTAAACGTCAGCGCGTATGCCGTATTTATTAATGCCGCCGTCTGATCTGTGCTGATAGTGCCATCGTAATGGCCGTCTTCCAGCACAACTTGCCGCCACTCGCCGTTCTTACTGACAACGGGGTATTCGTTTATGCGATCCCACATCAACACGCCGTCTTCTGCCGCGCTCTCGCCGCCCGTCTGCTGCACAAGCGGTGATCGCGTCTGGCCAAGATACAGCATCATGCGCCGCGCCCATGACTTCCAGTCATCGCCCTGCGGCTCTGGTGCGCGATACTGCTGCGTCATCTACGTCCACCCGCAACAGTGTCCAAGCGATTTACTCCAACGCGCCAATCCGACAGCCTTGCGCCGTCAACGCGCATCCGCACTTGACGCCCCGTGAAGCGCATGCTGGTTGGGTTGGCCATGCTGAACGGGCCATATGATCTCTCAACGCCATTGGGGTAAAAGCGCGTTTTGAACGTGGCGCTGACGTCGCCCTGCGTCTTCTCGTCGGGGATCATCTCCGTGACACTGATAACTTTATCGCCAGTTCCAAGCATGATTGGGCCTGTCTCTGCAAATGGCGATAGGTTGCCATATTCAAAGCCAACCTCATGCTCGTATATTTTCTTATCCGACGGATCTGCCATCATAGGTTGACGGAATGCTCCGCGATCAGCACCCGCAGTGCGCGCCAGCGTGCCAATAGACCATGTGTTTTCTACATAGTTATATGTGACGTAACGGTCGTTTTCTGTTGATGCAGCAGACGGGTAGAACCACCATATCTCGCCATAGTTGCCGTTCGACATGGCAAACGCCTTACTGATTTGACCACGGTTTATGTCGTTAAACACGTAATCTGACACGTCGCTCTGGATCTCCTGCACACCGCCGCCAGTGTAGGCGTAGAAGGCATGCACGCCCATCCAGAAGCATCCAGCGTCAACGGTCGCATATGCAAGGTTAGCGGCGAGACCGCATGAAGACCCAACGCGCTCAATGCCGTAAACATAGGGCGGGCCAATATAGTTCGCCACATGCGCGTCCGTCGTTGTCAGGATAAGCGTCTGGCCGCGCACGTTCATTCCAGCCACAATTTGGCCATTCGTTTCCAACTCAAGATCGCCAGCCTCGTTTGTTGCAGCAGGCGTCCACGTTGTATTGTCTTCGCGGTCAGACCACTGCACTTTTCGCGGGTTGCCGCCTGCGCCAAGGCAAAATAGGAAGCGCTCTGCCGTCACAACTATGTTTCTGTTGTTAATTGGCGCGTTGGCAACTTGCGCGGCAATAGTGCCAGTATTGAGCTGCCACTCGTAAACCTTGCCGTCGTCTTCGTTATTGGCCAGCAAGTATTCACCCCAGCTCTGCAAGTTCCACGACGTGGCTGGCTGGATACGAATGGTATCGGGGCGCGCAATGCCGTAGGCATAGTTGCCGTATGTGCTACCGCCGTAGCCAGTAAACGATACCGCGTCTTCACGGCCAGCCGTCAGGCCGCTTGGCGTGATGTCGTATTGGGTGCCGGTTTCGCTGTACACGTAGAGCTTGTTGTATGTGCCGGTGCCAATCCAACGATCATTGCTGTTGTCGATCCAAGTGTGCATGCCGCGCGGAATAGCATTTGTTGCGGTGCTTGATCTTGTGCGCCAGCCACCAACGGGGCGCATTGTGCCGTCGATCCAACGGATCAAACTAGCATCGCGCCAGCGGCCCATGCTCTGCAAGTCGGTGCCGTTGCGGTAAACCCCAGCGGGTACTTCCAAATTTATCAGAGCCATCGTTGCCTCGTTGGTGTTGCGCGCTTGCCGCAGTGTAGCACATGACCATTTGATGCGCAAAAGGGCAGCGTTTTGCTGCCCCTCGCGTTTTTTCTATGCTGCGCGGCTATTCCGCGTCAGGCTCAAGGGCAGCTTTCAGCTCGGCCATGAAGCCCTGCCTGCCCATCTGAAGCTGCACCAAGTTAAACTGCGCAGATCCGATCTTCTGGTCTAGCGAATTGATGTGATTTATGCACATCTTTGCAGTGTCGCTCAGTTGATCTTCAGTGTATTCCACATCGTCAATCGTAATGACCTTTTTTTCTTCAGTCATATGATTTCCTTTCTAGGTTATGCTGCCCAAGGTGTTCCTGCGGCAGTCGTTGGATTTACCATTGCGTCTATTTTTGACGCTATGGCAGCTTCGGTATCCTCTTGGGATACATGACCCCACACCCAGCCTTGAGCTTGAGCCTCAGTAATATCGGCATAGGGTGTAAAGTCGGACGCAGAGGCATCGTAGGTTAAGCCACAAGTGCCATATGAGCTTGCTGTGTTGCCATCATCATCAACGCCTGTGCAGCGCCAATGTGCAATGTAAACGCCACCATCAGCAGTGTGACGCTCTAGGGTTGGAATAGTCCAAGTGTAAGTTACAGCCATAATTTTTCTCCTTTAGGCGTTTTCTAAGGCAGTAATACGTGCCTCTAGTTCTTTGATTGTAGCAACCAACAATGGCACTAGCTTGCTTTGATCAATGCCTTGGTAATCAGGAACGCTACGAGTACCCATGACAGCCTCGGTGACGACATTACCATCATCATCTAATACCGCTGGTGTGACTTCATATTCTTCATCACGCATTGCGTCCTTAGCACCAGTGACCGCCTCTGGTACGACTGACTGAACCTCATGTGCAAAAAAGCCATCAACCCTAGTGCCATCTGCAATCCACTCAAAGTTAACAGGGTTAAGCTGCTTAAGGCGATCTGTTGCACCTGTCATTGGCTGTATGTCAGTCTTTAGGCGGTAGTCTGAGGAGGTGTTGTAGGCGGTGGCGGTGTCTGTGTAGCTAATGCTCCCCTTAGCACCTCCTGCGTCTTGAAACACAACAGCAAAACTTGTCGATGCAGTAGTGTTGCGATTAAATACAATCTGACCCGCACCGTTCGAGGAATTTGGGTTGAGAGTAATTCCCCCCACGCCGTTTATGCTTGGAGTCCCCACCAGCAAGTTACCGATGCTGTCTATGCGCATGGCTTCTGAGCTGGCAGTGTTATCATAAAATCTAATTGCACTGCTAGTATTTTGAATTGACCACTTATAAGAACTGTTAGCACTATCTACGAAAGATATTTGTGGGTTTGATGCAGTAGAAATTATATATCCGCTGCTGTCGATGCGCATGCGTTCTGAGCTATTAGTGCCGAATACTAAGTTTCCAGCCTCATAGTTCCAAAAATACCCATCAGATGTCGCATTAAGTCCTACAATAACACCATCACTAGAAGTGGAACCTGTTGTTGTGTTTGTGAAAATTGCATAATTGGTTGAGCCGCCAGATGATTGGTGTGAATGAATTTGACGTGCAGGCGAACTCGTCCCAATGCCCAAACTCTCAGCAGCCGCATCCCAGAAGAACTTTGCCGTGGTGCCAGTATCCTCGTAGAAGCTGATGTCGCCGTTTTCCTTAAAGGTTGCAACTTCCTGACCTGCGTTTGATCTAAAGTAGACCGCTTGGTCAGCAGAGTTACTGTCGTCATCAACAGTAAATACAAAGGAGTTTACGGTTGTAAAGCGACCTGTGCCAAGCGAGAAGTCTACTGTAGTATCACCGCCATCAAAGGTAGCACCACCATCCACAGTCAGCCCATCGCTGGTCAAAGTACCCGTGATGTCTACGCCTGTGCTGTTAATTCGTGCGATTTCTGTTAATACGCCAGCCCCATCACCAACACTAAAACGAAAATCACCAATACCTTCTCCACTGCCGGGTTGGTGGATTGAAAGGTTTGCCGCTGTGTGTAAAGAAGGGCCAGTCTTTGCTAAAAAGTTTAACAGCGCAGCACCTGAAGTAATAGAGCCACTTGTTGCTTCCATTTGTATATTTAACGGCCCTGCGCCAACTTCCTTAATATAACTTGCGCTGCTGTCATGATAAATCTCTAGGTCAGACCCAGCGCCGAAGATGGCTTTGTCGTTGTCACCAAAGGTTACATCTGCCGTTACTGTAGCGCCACCGTCCTTTAGAGTTACGCCATCAATAACCACACCATTAGCCGCAGTCGTTTCAGAAATAGTATCCACAGTAATAGACTGACCAGCAGTAACAATAATGTTATTAGAGCCAGTCGTGTTGCCATTGCCAAGAACCTCAGCAAGCGTATCAACCGTACCAACTTGCGCATCCACATAAGCCTTAATAGACTGCTGCGTCGCCAGCTTAGTAGCGCTGTTAGATGACATATCATCTTCGTCTAAGATCCCATCAACCGTAGTGCTGCTGGCAATGTTAAGGCTTGTGCTTGCTGTAAGCGCGCCGGTAATATCCACCCCGCCAGACGTTGTCACCAGCTTCGCGCTATCTGCATACGACAATGTTCCGGCAGCGGTTTTACCGCCGATCGCGTTGATGATCGTGTCGAGGCTATCCAGATCTGTGTTTAGCTTCGTTCCCCACGTATCCTCTGACGCGCCTACCTCTGGCTTCGTTAAGCCATATGCCGTTGTTGTCGTATCTGCCATGTTTTATCTCCTATGCCGCATCGGCCCAAGTTTCGCTTGAAGCTGATGCCGGTGTCCAATCCGTCGATGTGGGGGAAACAGCCGCCCAGCTTTCTGGCGTGCTGCCCGCATCTTGCCACGTTTTGCTGTTTTCCGCAACAGGCGTCCACGTCTCAGGCGTGTCAGGCTCAGGTTCCCACTTCTTGCGACCATTTGCGACCACAGACGCCGCGCACACGATGGTCGCGCTGTCACTCTGCACGCGGTTGCATGTGGCGCTGACAGTTGCTACGCATGTCGCGGTGGCGCTGTCCTGATATACCGCAACGGCGCTTGCCGTTGTGGACGCCTGCACAGCAATCGCGGCAGCGCCATCACGAACCCTCAGACCAGACGCAACAACGGATGCAGCAGCGGATATGGAAGCGGAGCCAAGGTGTATGCGCTCAGCGGCAGCCGTAACGCTGGCAGACGCTGCAATCGTGGCAGACGCCTCCCTAACGCGCGTGGCAGACGCGGCAACGGATGCGGCGACGGCAATGGTGGCGCTGCCCTCTCGAACGCGATCAGCAGCAGACGCTGTGGTCGTAACCGTCTCGATGATCGACGCCGCACCGCGAACGCGCACAGACGCGGCGGCGGTGGCAGATGTGACGGCAATAATGGAGGCGGCGCCGATAATAGCGCCGTCCAAGCCGTAGTTGTAGCTGCCGTAGGTGCTTCGCCCGTAGCCGCTGCGATACGTCATTAGTCTAGCGTGATGTCAAGATCGCCCGCAGGAATGCGGAACACGTCGCCGGTGTCAATCGTCTTGCTGGCAGTCAGGTTGGCGTAGGCCAGCAGATTGCCGCCCGTGGCAGCGTCAAAGATGCCAACGGCAACAACGGTGCCATACCCTGCCGTGGCGACGGGCCACTCTTCTGCGGCGCTATTTGTCGCCGTGTTACCTGACACGGTGAACGCCGTGGCTTGGCGCGCGTAGCCCCCGCCGGATACCTCTGTGCCGCCGCCAGTATCGTCAGGCGCAACGGTGTATAGCGCGGTGTGCCACTCTGTCGGGCGTGTCGCGCTGTTGGTGGTGAACGCCCATGTCAGGACGGTTGTCTCGAAGGTGTTGGTGAAGCTCATCTCAATACGCCTTTATCTTCATGCGGCGACCAGAACCGCCAAATTTCGCTTTATCATTGTCTGCGGTTATACCACCAATCGCGTTCGCATACAAAGATGACCACACTTGCAAACGCGCATCGTCTTTCAGATACGGCGCAGAATGCGATAGAGCGCCATATAAATACGCGTCGGGGAAGTATTCCAGCAGCCAGTTAGACGTGTTGCTGTCGGACAGCGCGTCGATCTTGGCATAGTAATACAGCTCCGTCGAATATGTGCCATCGGGAACGGGGAACACCTCGATCTCGCCCGCCGTGATCGCGTAGTAGCGCGGCTCGTAGGTGGCGTTGGCCGTGCGGCGCTTGCGCTCTAGCAGCTGAAACTGGCTCAGCAGCTCAAGCGGCTGCGTGTTGCCGGAGGTAATATACATCCGTATGACCTCGTAAAAGTCAGACGGCACGGCGCTGTACTGCGTGTCGATGTTTGCCGTGGCGCGCTTCTCCTGACGCCAGTGGCGTATCTGGCGGTTCATGTCTGCCTCGGCCAGCGAAATAAACGTCGGGATGACGCTCGTCAGGTCATCGCGGTCAAGGAAGTCTGCGATG